TTCGATAATACTATATTACCACGGCTAAAGTATTATGCCGTATTAATTGCTATAGATTAATCTAGATATTTCTCAGCTTGTCTTAATTTAACGTAGTACGTAGCTCTACTAAAGTCTAAGCGATCACATATCTGCCAGATTTCAAGTTGGTCTATATATACCATTTGAAGCAGCATTCTAGCTTCTATATCTTTGATGCTTGCAATTTTTCTGCGAAACTCTAGCTTCTGTTTGATAGCTTCAGCTGTGAAGCGTTCTAATTCTTCCTTAGCCGTTATAAGTTCCACATAAATATCATCTTTGCCCTTACACTTGCCACCCTGAACCATATCAGTATGCATTGAACCAGATGTGACCTTAAGTGCTTGTGATTCCAGTCTCTTAATTTGCTCTATCTGACTCTCAATATATCTATCAAGTGCCTTTATTTTTTGAAGCCGTTCAACTGTTCTCATAAATTGTCTTTCCTTTTTATGGTATAATAATATTGTCAGATTATTTAAATAGTTCTCGGCAAGCTTTGCCTTGGGCTTTTTTTATTTACCACCCCCTTTATTTTAAATTCCAGTCTTGCTACCAGCAATGCAAGACTAGAGTAAAAAAAGTATGTATTGGATCCTCATTTCTATAAAATATTTACTGGGTTTGTGTATCGGTCTGTCAGCGATACAAGTGTCGAAAAAATTACCTAGTCATGACAGACTAACAGCGAGCGAGGGAGTCGAACCCTCGAACGCTACAAGAATAAAGATGTTGAATAGAAAGTTTACGCTGTTATCACATCCTTTACTTAAGATTTCAAAGCTACCAGCCTTGCCTTGATTTTTTTTAATTGAAATAACTTATTTAAAAAATGACTGGAATTAATGACTCATAGCGGATTCGAACCGCTACAAGCCCATATAAATCGCTTTATATAACGCACGTTTAACACTTTCTTTGTCACGGCCTAGTTCACCTTTTGTGCGATATTCTAAATAGATTCTATCAACCTCTTTATCTAGGCTTTCTGGCCACTCATACTTATTAAAGACGTACTTAGCTATCTTACCGAATAGCTCTCTAGACAGAAGACCCTCTAACTGGATTACCTTTCGAGGCGTTAGAATTCCAAGCTCTGTATAGAGTGTATTTATCGCTGTCCGTATGCTATTGGCTTTTTGATATTTGCATCCTTTAACATCCATGATGTAAGCGGTGAATCTGTTTGGGTATTTAGCTTTTAATGATTTGATTTCCTCGCAATACTGTTTAAAGAGTTCCTCAGGCAGTCCAGCATTTCTCTTGTCGGTATCTGGCCGACACTTTACGGAGCTACTAAAACAGTGTTTTGACAGATACTCTTCTATGTCGTTCGCGAGACCATCCGTAAGATATTCACGCATATCATTCAATGTCACGAGTGACATCCTAGATCGCTCTTTGGTTACATTATCAAACCTTTGAAAATATTGTCTAGCTTCCGATCTGTCGCACTTCTTTGTTTCCATTATATATTTAGTGAGTGTTCTGCGATGTTCTTCCCTCAATGTATCAAACTCTAGAGTTAACCTTTGATGTAGCTCTTTAGTTAATCCAGCGTATTCATATTTCTTCATGTCTTAATAACTCCTCAAATAGCTTGGAATATCATCACCTACACTTACACTATCGTATTGTTCCTTGGTGACTAGAAACTTACCATACGCTCCACAATCAATCGTGTAGAGCTTCCCTATCATCTGCTTACCAGTGATTTTACCATGCAATACAGTAGCGTTATCAACCTTATGGATTACTACAGTCTCGATAGGTCTGTTAACCACTCGTATGATAGTAGTCACATTGATTACTATTGAAATTAGTAGTAGAGATGTTAAAATCCTTAGCTGGTTATCTCGTTTTGACAAAGTTGTCATCAATCATTACTCCTTTCCTGTCCTTAATGTTGTTATAAGCGATTTTAAGGCACTCCTCAACGTCGTAACCGAGTTGTAGGCATAATACCACTAGGGTAACAATAGAATCGCCTATAGCGTCTTTTAGAGCCATTTCTGGGTCATCAAAATCGTTTGGTTTTAGAAATACATCTCTAATCTCTCCAACTTCTTCAGTGACTTTCATCCATTCGATTTTAGGATTTCCTTTATCCAGTCCGTGACTGATAGCCCACTCGTTAATCTTTGCGATTAAGTCAGTGAATGTATTATCGTAGCCAAGCAAGTAAGGAACTGATACGTTGAAGTATTCAGCTAACTTCTTAGCGTTACTTCCTTTGATTTCATGGGTGCCATGCTCCCAATTAAGAATGGTTAATTTTGTAACCCCAATTTTTTCAGCCAACTCGACTCTTGTAATTTTCCGTGATTCTCTTAACAGATAAAGTCTATTCACTTATTCCACCTCTTTAACCTCTACTCCCTCACAGTCAAATACCCATCCAAAACCAGCTTCTTCTAGTTCTTTGCGAGTGTGGCTCGTATGGCACATTTTACTTTCTTTCTCATACCACAAATACCAATTTTCACGTGTCAAGTTGCAACATAAATGTTTATTAATATTTAACCCTTTAAAAGTAACCTTGTATCTAGGAACTTTCTCTACCTCATATCCAAACTGGTGCATATTGATGAGTGTTTTGATAGCTCCATTCTCATAAGCCTGAGACATCCAAGCTTTGAATTCGTCCTTCATAAAACCATCAACAATAGATAGCCAATCTTTAAAATCTTTTACTTCGTCTCTGTTATTAAAATCTACAACATCATGGATACATTGAAATAGGTATTCTTCAAAGCTATCTTTATGTTCCTCATACCAATCAGCCACATATTGTGGCACTACAGGTTTAGGAATAATTTCACCATATAATTCCTTAGCGTGTTCTATTGATATGTATCCTTCTCTTGCAATCTTCTTAACTGCTTCATCTCTAGTCATTTTATTTTCTCCAATCAATAAACGGACTTTCATTTAATCTCTAAGTATTTTTTCTCCTAATTGTTACTCGATTACAGTAACAGTTACTTTTACTCGTAACCGCCGCAAACCCTTATATATCAAGGTTTCTGGCCACTTTAGTTACTTAGTTACACGTTTTTTTGATGGCTCTCTCTATATATATATATATTTATTTATTTATTTATTATAAATATATTTAAAAGTAGTAACTAAGTAACTAAAGCAACCGAAACCCTTTATTTTCAATGGGTTTGACGGTTACATGTTGCGATAACCTGCGGTTACTGAGTAACCATAACCACTACTGCTGCTTTCTTCGCCTCGTTTTCGTCCCAATTAAAATTGAAATCATGCCAATAAACTGGCTTATCTTTAGTTGGGTTAAAAAAATCAAGAGGTTTTTGTCTATCTTTAATCCAACCTACCGGTAAATTCTGTGCCAGCTCTTTTTCAAAGTTAGATTTTTTAGGTATAGTATGATTTCCCTCATGACACCATGAGCGGTATACATCCCACAAGAATCTAACTGGAATACGAGTGGAAACGACATCTGACAAATATTCATTAAGGAATTTATAAACTGTGTTATTTTCTTCCTTGAACTCTTGCATACGTTCTTGTGCCGCTTTTGGTTCGTTGAATTTGTCAAAATCTAAATTAATTGCTTTCCAAAGAACATATTCCAAAACTTCTTTACGATTGATGTAATCATCCTTAATTGCCCAATTGTCATCATTGATGCCAAATGTTTTTTTGAATGGGATAATCACGATACGTCGATATGTCCCGTTTGACTTATTCTTAAACACTGGCATAGCATTGGTAGACTGGATAACCGTTTTCTTAAATTGCGCTAAGTAAGGATTTTCTCCTTTTTTCTCAATTGAAACTGGTTCACCAGTAACGACTGAGTTAAAATTGGAAGATTCATCTACATATATACCAGCTTGGACATCGTCACCAATGATAACTGTCTTCCCTTCGATAATGGCAAGACCGAAACGTTCAGAAAATTGATTAAGTTTTAATGGTGCTACGTTTTTTAATCCAACCAAATTGCTAATTAACTGTTGAAACGTACCCTTACCATCGTTACCGTTACCAACTAACCAAATCGATTTTCGATAAGAATGGTTACCATTAAGTGACGCTGCAATCACTTGCCATAGTAATTCTACAAGCTCACTGTCGCCACTCATGAGATCTAACAACCAACTATCGACATCCCAACCATTAATAATTGGTTTAGGGGCATTCTCGACCAGTTCTGTTTCAATGGTACTAAAATTAATAAACTTATGGTCAAACGATAGCAGCTTCTTCTTTCGTTTATCGTAGATGCCATTTTTAACGAGAATAAAACGCCTTACATCTCGATATTCTGGTTCAAAATCCATATACATGTTATTATATTCATATTCCCTGCTCATGTTTGATAGCAAGAATAGAACATTTCGGCATTTTGTTTCATTGAATGTAGGTTCTAAGATATAGATAAGCTGGTAGGCATATCTGTAATCTTTTTGGTAGTATCCCCGCTCTGGATCATATATAGCTACTTTCCCATTTTCGAGGGTGATAACATGAGTGTATTTATTTAAACCTTTAGCTACTGCTAATTCTGGCAATGCCTTTGGTTCTTTGCTATCTGGATTTTCTTCCTTGAATTTTTCAAACCAGTCGTTTCGGTAGGCTTTAAGCTTATTCTTAATTCCCTCTCTGCTGCTCGGTTTACCCGGTGAGAGACTAGAGCTTGCAAATTGTTCTCTGTAATAATCGAAATCAATCGTTGTCAAGTCCAATCCTCCTTATCTCTTTGTCTAACATGCTCTTAAATGTCCTTTCAAATTCCTTATCGCCCAAAGGCTCTTTGGTGTTGTTGTTTGCCATCTTTGCAAGATGATAAGTGATTTCTGGGTCAACGCCTCTAAGTAGCAGTCCACCGACAAACTCGGCAAGTGCATTGTTTCGTCCGCCTTTGTCTCCAAAACCTAGTAAGATGCTCTCGAATAACTTTGTGGTTTTTGTACTTCTAACACTGTCACTAGCAAACGATGAGACTTCATAGTTTAATGGTTCTGGTTTCATTTTCTGCAATACTTTTATCAACGCAAGAGGTGCTTCTGTTATGCTTCCATCTTTTGGCGAATGCACTGTATCCCATTCATAGTATCCTTTGGAATTATTGGACGGTGGAACTAATATATAGTTATTAACGTGTGCCTTGATATCTACTCCCTCAATCATCCCAATATTTTGCGATATAGGATGGTTGGGGTCTTTTTTTAAGTAGATATGTCTCCCACCGCTTGGGGTTATAGCTTGCAAGGTTTTGGGTATGAGTCTTGCATGTTCCCAATTTCTTAAATTAGTTAAACCGTCAACATCGCCATGCATGTCCACGTCAATGACAAAGAATGTATCTGTTTTAAGTGCAATGTTAGCATCTGGATTATCTCGCCACACCCTCCGAATGTCGTTTTCAGTCATTGGTGGTTTGTCGGCAAAAGAAATAAGAGGGGTTTTGCCATTCTTTGAGATAGGGATAACAGAATAGCCCATGCGTTGATAGTTGATTGCGTAATCAACCATCTTCATAATTAGAACGGAAGGTCAATTTCTGAAATCTCAGTATTAACTTCTGGAAGTGGGATATCGGTAACTTCCAAACGTTTAACGTTTAGATTTTCGTAGGTTTTACCTTGCCACTCAGATTTTTCGTTTTTAACGGTAACTTTAAGAGCTTTTCCTTCCAACTGGTTGAGATAATCTTCCAAGCTACTAAATTTAGTACCATCAGGAATTCCTGCAGCTTTAGCAAGATTCATGATAGAAGCTACTGGATATTTTCCGTCTTCTTTTTTAGCAAAGATACGATAGAAAATAATGTTATTTTGGAATTCTTGTTGGAAGTCCTTGCGAATACGGAAACGGATGTCAAGGTAGTCAGCTCCTCCTTGAGTAGCATCTTGTTTTGCTAAATCAATAGTAACTTCGTAAGTACCGTCTTTGATAGATCCGAATTCTTTTGCTTGTGAGTAATCAATTGTAAACATAGTTTTTTATCTCCATATATTATTTTTTTTCTGTTGGTAATAAACCCAACCGGGTTTATATCCGTGTTGTTTAGCGAACTCTTTGAGTTCTTCTACTGTTTGGCATTGGTCACTAGTAACGAATGTTTCAACTTTACTAGCAACCTCTTGCCGTCTTTCTTCGAGTTCTATTTCTCGAATTATTTCAACTTCTTCTTTTGTCGGTTTGTTTTCGTGACCACACATCGGACAGATACGTTCAGCACTCCAAAAAGTTGCGTAACATTCATCACAAGTCCGAGTTGTTGGTTCACCGAGTTTAAGTTTTTTCTTGGTTTTATTAACACCTTTTAGTGACCATTCACGGTCGGCGTTTGGTAATCCATGCCTATCAACATTTCCAACATGGTCGATTATAATAGCTGTTTTACCGTCTCTTGGATTTAAAGCCCTCATGGCAAACTGCAAATAGAGTGATAACGATTGAGTTGGTCTTAACATGATGCAAACATCAACGTTTGGCAGGTCAATTCCTTCAGTGAATAACTCACAATTAACCATAATTGTAAGTTCTCCGTCTCTAAAGGCTTGCATTGCCCTCTCTCGAACCTCTGGTGGCGTTTTACCACTGATTGCGATAGAAGTATAGCCTTTCTCGTTAAACGTGTTAGAAACGCTCTCAGATGCTTCTACGCTATGTGTATAAACGATTGCTTGTTTGTCTTTAGCTAATTTTTCATAATGTGCTATGACATCACCGTAAATCACACGTTTCATTGTGTCGTCTACGGATTTCTTAGTAAATTCTCCACCACGCTTTTTTAGGTTTGTGGTGTCTATTAAAGAAGGGGCATAATATTTAAATGGTGCAATGTTCCCATTATCTTGTAGCCATTTAACTGACTTTCCAAGAACAATGTCGTCTGCGATATCATCAAAACCACTACCATCTAGCCGTGCAGGTGTACCTGTGAACATGAGAACAATGCTGTTAGAGTAGTATTCAATAATTTTTAGATAGGTTTTAGCTTTGACGTGATGAGCTTCATCAATTAAGATGATTGATGGTTCTTGTATCCTATCTAGGCTACGTGCTATCTTAGTTACGCTATCAATGGTTACAAAGTTCATGTCAACGCCATTACGCTGAAAGGTATTAACTACTTGCTCATTGATTTCTTTTCGATGACTAAAGAATAGAACAGTGTTACCTTTATCTGTAGTACCTTTAGCAATATGAGCCATCACAACGGTTTTTCCGCTTCTAGGTGGTGACTGTACCATGATACGCTTGTTTCCGTTTATGATTGATTGTTTGATATTGTTAACAATCTCACTCTGGTAATTCCTTAATTCCATCTAAATCACCAAATTTAAAGAGGTCTTCAATCTTGCAAGCTGTTCGATTATCGAGGCGATTCTTAGCGTAGGTACCTTCGCTACCTTCCAAAATAAGTCCACGCGCACCAGTTTTAGCATTAACAACGATACGCCCAACGACATCAGTAAGACCTAGCAATTGGTTTAGAACGCTTGCTCGAATCTGTGGCACGTACTGAGTTAAAATCTGACCAGTTTCTAAATTGAGTTCGTGGGTATCTTCCCAAGCCGTAACATAAATATTGATAGGCTTGCTGTAGATAACAGTCAATACTCGAAGGAAGTAGTTCGTCCATTGCGAATAGTGTTGCAATTCGTTACTAATACCATTCTTCGATTTTCTACCCTGTTCAATAAACCAATCTGATTGAAAACTTGAAATGTTATCTATAACAAGGTTTTCATAGTTTTTGATTAAGTTATCTGCTTGGGTTAGAAACTCTGTGATAAATTCAGTTGGATGCTCACGGTCAAAATCTATGATATCCACGTTCTCAGTGCCAGCTAGCACCTTTGAAGAATTGTCTAACGATAACACCAAGGTCTTTCCTTGCATATTTTTGATAAGAGTTGTTTTACCCAATCCAGCTTTTCCATAAATCAGTATTCGCCAATTCTTGGTTCGCTGGATATTTGTCGCTTTAATTATTTTCATCTGATGTTAAGGTTTCTCCTTTCTTCAAGAGTAGCTCCCTCAATATGCTTTCCAGATTTAAGTAACTCTTTGAGTGTTTTCTTGTCTGGCTTATAAGTCGCTATTTGATATTCCTTTGGAAGTTTTTCTTCGTTAACAACTACCGCTTTAGATTTATGAAAACCTACCTTAAATAGTGTGGTGTCAACTCTTGTTTGACCAGTTTCAGCCATACTAGCTGCGAGAGCTGCTTTTAGTTTGTCAATTTTTGATTGATCAGACTTATTTAATCCGTCTAAACGTTTTTTCTCGTTTTTGCGTGCTTCAATATCGGCTTCGAGTGATTTAATAACCTTGACATAGCCTTCTACCTTATTTTCATAGTCGCTATTCCAGTCAATAGATTCTAGTGTGTCGAGTTTCGTTTCATCGTCAATTTCCATGTTATAAATCTCTAGAAACTGACCTGTTAACTCATATAAAGTTGCCATATTTAATTCCTACCCTCCCACCACTTCAATTGTTGTAATTTTAGATGTTTTCATGGTATACTCCTTTTAAGATATTTTGTTAAGCATAGGCCATTACCTGTGCTTTTTTAGTGCTTCAATCCGCACCCAGCCCCCGATGTGCTTCGAATTATTCAATTTTCTAAGAAGGTAGTTTTGGTTTTTATTTATATTTATTTTTGGGGTATTTAGTTGCACTCCACACATCAGGGGTTGGCTACGGATTGAAACTGCTAACGATATTACTTTAATTTCAAATTAATGTCTTTCCTAATCCGTGTGCCTTGTTGTATCGGTCACGGCTAGGCTCTGATCCATTTTTTTCAAAAGTCCATTTTGGCACTTCTGTTTCTGTTTGCTTTTTTGACCAAATAAAATTAAATAGTTTTTTCATTTTTGGTTCCTCTCTATATCGTTCAAGTTAGTATTAGTAGTTGAAAAAATACTCAACAATATCATCTTTTGAAAGATCTAATAACTCAATAGCCTTAATGATTTCTTCTTGATTCCACAATCTTTTTCCATTGATTTTAAAAGATGTTGTGGTTTGAGTTTTTCCAATAGCTTTCGCAAAATTCTCTTGAGTTCCGTATTTTTCTTTAATACGTCCTTTTAATTTATCGTATTTAAACTCCATTCGTTTCTCCTTTTTTTAACTTTATGGTTTTATTTTAAACTATATTTTTTAGTTTGTCAACAATTTTATTCTATTTTTTTAAAGTTTTTATCTTTTATTGAAAATAAACCGTTATAATGCTTTCAGTCACTCATTTTTTCAAGAGCTATAATCTCTTTTTGTTTTGGTGTCTCACGGATTTCAAACGGTGTGAAATCGTCGTAAGAAAAATCTTCCAAGAACTTAACTGCCTTCTCAGCGTCAACGTGCTTGATGTTAGTGTATTTTGTTACGTTGAAAGCTTTCTTCAAACGTGAGTACATCAAGCGAATAAATTGCCCCTTCTTAGATGCGAACAAGTTATCACTTGGATGTGTTTTCTGTTCTTCAAAGTAGAAGTCAGCAAACACGCCAGCTTTACGGAAAACAACACTCTTGCTTTGGATGCCGTAGATGATATTGGCACGTTCTTCTAAGAATTCTTTCGTCTTTGCATCGAGCAAAGAGTAGTCAAAATCATTTGTTGCTATTTCGTTCATCTAGTTCCTTTCTAATATTATTGTTGCGTTTCGGGACGATTTATTTAAAAAAAATACCAATTTCATCTTTGTTATATCCTAAAAGGTTGGCTAGTGTAATAAGTTCGTCAGCTGAAAATGAGATTCTTCCATTTTCTCTCTTATTATACTGGTCACGAGCTAAATCCATTAGTTCAGCCATCTGTGCCTGTGTATATCCCTTTGCTACTCGCTCAGCTTTCACACGAAGCAAATCAACTTTCATAGGTTATCTCCTTTCTTTTGATTTTTATTACTTGTTCCTTGGAACAATTATAGTATATCTAATGTGTTCCCGTTTGTCAACAAAAAAATAAAAAAAATATAAAAAAAGTTTATTTCTGGGAACATATTGTTTATTTTTGGGAACTGTTGTATAATGTTTATACTATTAAATAAAGGAAAAAAATGCATTAGAAACAACGATGAAATAATAGAAAATGCCATGATGTTCGATGGCAAACTGCTGACTGATGATGATAAACGTGCTATCCGTGGTATTATTGCAGGTTATATGAGTAGCAAGGAAAAGTGAGGTTTCATCGAATGTTTTCCAAGTTGCTCTCAATCCATTCTAGTCTATTTTGGCGACCAGATGGAATAGGTTCTTGACTTCTTGAATAGTCTTTGAATCTCATTTGAAGCATGTAAGAGCCACTACCCAGACGGCTAGATTCTAACGCTACCTCTAAATAAGAGTTAGCAATGTAATTACCACTTGCTGTGTACATCCTACCAGTTCCGCAGATGACATCATCACGGTTATTTTTAAGCCATTTTAGAAGTTGCTGCTTTTTTAACATGTCATAGTAAGCGTAAAATGGCATGTTCAATTTCAAGGAATTATCCGAATAGTATTCTTGTTGAGCCTTGCCAATCAAAGCAAGCTCAAAATCGTCGAATAGGCAGTCAAGCATGGCATTTACTCGTGCTGCCCCCATCTTCTCGATGGAAGTATCTCCGTTCTTGAATTTTTGCCAATTTGCATCAGTGAATTTGATGCCTGGCAATTTGTAGAAGTCGTTTTCAAATTTAAAATAGCGACTTACATATTCCAAAATTAGCTCTTTGATGTCATTATTGATTTTCATTTTGTTTACCTCTCTCTTTATCTTATGTATACATTATATATCATATATGATAGTTTGTCAACAGTTTTTGATAAAAAATTATATATTTTTTTGCAAAACAAAAACCCTGACTAATTCAAGTCAGGGCAAGAGAGAGTTTATCGAAGACTCAGCTTTTAACTGTATCCATTAATATAGTAGCATTTCTATCAAAACAAAGCAAATAAAAAACTTCCCTCAGAACGTATCTGCGCGTATGCGTGGGAAGCCATTGATATAGGTATATTATATCAAAAAGGGTGGTCTTAGCCCCCAACAAAACGTTCCCTTATGCTTGTGTGTGCGCAAGCAATAGGGCGCTGAACCTAATCAGTCTTTTACCTTTTGCACTAGATAAATTGTATCTAGGTTATCCAATTACATTTTATCAAATTCTGATTTTTATATCAAAATATAATTCTTACAGCAATAACAAATAAAAACCCCCTGCGTCAGGCAGGGGGTTTGTCGTTTCATGTATATTTTAACACTAAAATAGTTTACAAGGTGATATTATTTGCCGAACCAAACAGGAATAGCAATAACAGCGATAGCTACAAGAATGCAAATAAACCAATATGTGAATTCTTTTCTATTCTATTATAACACAAAAAAAGCCCCAGCAAAAATGCTGAGGCTTCGACCACTGCTGCCATGGTATCCCTATTGCAGTCTGAGGGGAGGTGATATACTCCTTTTCATTTTTTTAGTTTTCGTGGTCTATTGGTAGTAGTTTACTAAATCATCTTTATTCCAACAAGACAACCAAACTGTACCGAATTGTCCAAACTCGAATTTGCGGAAGTAATAACCCCCATAATAGCCACCCTCTCCTGTGTCTGTGATGTTAGTTTCATCACCTGCAAAACTAAAGAACATGCCTGCCTTGAATTCTTGGTCTGCACCGTCAGGCAAATCATTACCATCTTTATCAACCCAGTTAACCATTGCTACAGGGATTCCATTTTCTCATTACTACCCACTATTCCTAGTGGGGATTAGACTATATCTTACTTTAGATATTTTCTGTCATACTTACCAAAATATTTCTTTTCTGCTTCAATTCTTAATCTTTCAGCCACAGATTTATCTTTAGATGAACCTAGAAAAATTCGTTGATTTCTAACTTGAATTCTAGCAACCCATAAACCTTTTTTATTTAAGTTAACACCTTTGATTTTAGAAGTGTTATTTTTATAAGTTTTTTTGTTCATCATGTTTTCTTGGTGACTTACCACCCTCAAATTACTTCTTCTATTATCTAAGGGATTTCCGTTTATGTGGTCAATATATTTATTTTTGTCTGTTACAGACATGATTAATCTTGAAAGTGTCTTTTTACCTTTTTCGAATACATAAACAGGATTATAATTACTTCTTTTGTCATTATGAACATATAGGGTCTTGGTATATTTTTCAAAAACATCAAAATCAAGTAAAATTTCTTTTCCGTTAACAAAGACACTAACATAATCATCGTGATACTTGCAAAGATATTCTTTTTTCCATCTACATTCATTTGAACAGAACGAATTGGAAACATAATCATTATATTTATATCGTTTATATTGACTATATGTAGGAGTGAACATCTTTCCACATCTACAACAAGGAATTTCAGAAATAGTAATTTTAGTTTTTCCGTATTTTTCTAAAGAACAAGTTTCTGAACAAAAAACTGATTTTCCTTCTTTGATTTTTCTTCTTTGTTTTTTAGAAACTTCAAATACTGTATGACAATTGGCGCAAACGCCACGCTTGGTTTTACTCATCTTATGACACCATCTTTCTAAAGTCTAAGCACTTCCACGCACGTACAAATAGTGAGTGTACTCCTCAAAAGGATAGTCGTTACACCTTTCTGATACTATTATACCAGACTTGGCACGGTATTGCCCGTTCTGGGTGTCCACCGTTAGCCATGCTTTTGCATGACACCGCTTTGTTTGCGTTCACTTAGTTTATACTGAGCCGAAAATTAGTTAACCCAGTCGAACCCAATTGGACATAGATAGTCGCACTTAATCTGCCAGATACCGTTAACATATTTGACTTCATTTGCTTCATAGTAAGCCTTTTGTTGTGGCACTACCGCAGTATTAGCTTGGTTATTCGTTTGTGGTGCTGATTCAGCATATCGCCAAACTTCGATATAATTTGGTTTGTTTGCTGCATAGTAATCATTCCAAGGATACGTATTGATAGCTTGGCCTACTGCTCCTTGAGTTGAATAATCACAACTAATGAAGTTTACACTATCCATCATGACACCAACATGTCCACCTGCACCACCAGATGTGGACATATCAGCACCCCAAGACATCAAGATGATGTCACCTGCCAAGGCTTCCCAATCCTGATTAATACTTACACGATAAAATCCATTTTTAGCAAGTTGTTGACCAAGAGTGACAGTAGATGGCAACCCTTGGATAGGAATGCCTGCGTCTTTTAGGGCTTGAGACATAGAACCAGAGCAGTCAGCTGTACCGTCTGAGCCATTCCGTGAGCCAAACATTGAGTAGGTAAGCAGATTGCGGTGAATAACAAACCAATTAACAATAGATTGTGGTACGCTCATTTTATTTCTCCTTTTTATCGTTTAGTGGTACATCATAGTTCAATGCTCGTTCACTGTCAGCAATTCCTTTAGTTGTTGGGTCGGTAACGATTCCGAGGATAACCAAAATTCCCACAAAGGTATTTACTCCCTCTTGAATGTTGGTCGGAATGTGAAGCCCGAACTGTTGCAACATAAGGAATACTGCTGAAATTAGAGCTACTAATGTAGTTTTATTTTGCAAACGTAATTTTAAATTAATCATTTATTCTTCATCCTCTCAAATTTCTATCTACTAATTTTTTAATTTCCTCAATATCTCCTTTAAGCTCTCCGATGTTTTCGTTAAGATGGTCCATACGTTGGACGAGAGCTAGAATTATTTTTTGTTCTTCTTGATATTTGTCAAGACGATCATTATGGTTTTTAATAATTTTCTCGATTTCATGGTCGACGACCTCTAATTTAGTGATTCGATGTTCTAAACGAGAGGCGCGTGACTGACTGGAAAAATAGAAACTCGCACTTGAAATACATATAGGAAGTATTACCGTTATAAGCCAGTTCATCAAATCTGGCTCGTTTTGTGGTCCCATAACACATCCCTCCTATGCTATTCTTGTGTAAGTTTTGCCAATAGCTCCTCGTCATTAACCATATCTGCGATTAGTTCTTTTACTTTTGGTTTTAATACTTTTGGAACTCGTTTAAATGTGTAGTTATTATTAACGATATTAATTGCGAATAGTTTAGCAAACATATCTTTTTATCCTTTCTCTTTATTCTTTATTATCAGTCAAGTCTTCATCACTCAACAATTTTTTCTCATTAAGTTTTTCAATAATACTCATCAATGTTTCTTGTGCGGTGTTTGATGCATCTTGCTGCTTCTTTATTTGTTCTTCCATCTTAGCAATGGTATCAGTAGCTTTTTTGTTTAATGCTTCGTACTCTTTGATTTTTTTATCAAGTTCATTAAATTTTTCATTTTCCGCACGTTGCGGGAAGTTTTCTTGATAGATAACCTCTAGTGCTTCATTCAGTAGTTCAGTGTTTGATAAGTCGATTTTATCGACTGGCAAAAAGACAGGGACGTAAGCACCATCTCGGTTTTTCAAAACTACTTTTGTGGCGTACGCTGCACCGCTTGCGTCATATTCTTTTGACTTTGAATCATATTCAAATTTCATGTTTTATATCTCCTTTTATAGCATTATTGTGATTTGACCTTTATAATCTATACCATTTCTAGTTTGCATAGCATTAAACATTCCAGTTCCCACATCAACTTGGACATGGACTTGTGTATCAGCAAAAATAGACCAACCAGAAATAGTAAACATATAGGGTTGAGGTGCTTTAAACACCTCTGGCGGCAAACTGGCTAGGGTCACATCACTGCCGTTTCCAGTAAAATTGTATTTCACAGTCAACACATCTCCAACGCGTTTATAGTAACTACCTTCATATCCTGCAGATTGCCAGCCTGTGTTAATTAGATTTGGATTGTCGTTTCTTGCAAATTCCTTCCACGGCTCCCAGTCGTCGATTATCATTGACCATCGGTGATGCCTGAAAAACATCTGACCGTTGTTGCTCCAGAATGTCTGGATGGCTTCTTTTATACCGTCAGTATTATTTCCATTGTAGCTGTAATGGAATAGAAACCCCCACTGACCATTAGGATTTCCCGGTGCCGATGGGCCAAGGGAGTATTGTCCCGGTTCATAAAGGTTGTTTGCATTGTCAACATTCCATTTGGGACCACCGTTATTACTGGTTAGCTGATACTGCTGGATTGGTCTGTTGTTAGCATAGATGTCACCAGCCACGTCAAGAGCGCCACGCTCTCGGTACTTACCAATCCCAACGCCTTGACGGTCGTAGGTCATTATAACTTCATCTGTTGGAACAGTGACTTGGAATGAAGCGCTTGTAAACTCATCTTCTAATTTACCTGTAACTATATATGATGTATCTGCAGGATAACGATTACCAAGGTTTGCATCAGATGCGTTAAATTCAGAAACCTGTGACCAACTTCCACCAGCTTGGCCATTATCTAGAACCTCAGTATCAGAACCGACTTTTCGTGTGGTGAAAGTCAGCTTCATGGTGTTTTTCTGCACGCCGTTAACTGTAAGTGGTGCTATTTTAGCGAATCTCTTAATAGTTAGGATATCTAACTTCTTATCACTTCTCTTAACCTCGAATCTTAGTGCTGGGCTAAAATAGAATAGAAACATTAGTTTCGTCTCTACCCAATCAGACCATATCCCACGAGAATCTAGAACCCTTCCTCTTAAGGTCATTTCAGTGTCTTTGTTAACAGACACCTCACGAAACACCCCGCCATTCTCAGTAACAGAATTGTTAGCGCCAACAATTTCAGCATAGTAACCAGCTATGGTAGCCCCGCTCTTGGCTTGCGCTCCATTAAATGTAACTTTGACAAGCGACATGATGGATACAAAATACTTCTGCTCTGGGATGATTCTTTGTGTGGTTGCATTGGCATCTGTCAACGTGAAACCAGTGAACGACGGCTTCATGTTATTTGCGATAACACTTGCCGTGAACGTTGTCGACTGTGTTTGAACGAAACTTCCATTAATGTAAGTGTCTACATATATAGTGCCCCATCCACTTGTTGAATTTGGTATATCGTTAGCGAAATCTTCTGGAATTGTCCATCTAAACGACGTTCCAACATTATTGGCAATTTCACCTTGCTTGTTTCCCCAAGAATAGCGTAGTGTATGTGTAGCACCACCTAGTTTTCGGTTGATAGCGATATCTACTTGTTTTCCGATAAACCCATCTGATACACTTACCGTGCTCCCTCTTGGAATTGTCGTCAGTGTTATGGTTTGGCTTCCTATGTCTAGATTTCTGGGACTCCAACCACCCGACCCACTAAAGTGAGCGTGTACACCGAAGACACCAGACCCATCATCAGCATGTCTAACAGTAATTGTTTGGTCTATCAATTGGATTGTTTGATTCCACCCTAACACGCTAGGAGAACCTGACCAATTCAATCGTTGACCATTAAACTCGACAAAAGCACTACATTGATATTGAGCGAAAGTGGTTGTTGTATTTAATAGTGCCAGTCGTAGTCTAACTTGACTTGTATTGTTTTGGATATCTTGACCAACCTGGTCAACCCAAAGACGGATACGATATCCACGGTCGTTATTACTCCAAAATTCAGCCATTATGCACCTCCTACGTATCTAATGACATTACGGTCTGGATTCAATAAATCTTGTTCCTCTCGATACCTTCCGATTTGGATAGTTTTCGAGAAAATACCATTTTCAATATGAATCACACCTTGCGAGATATACATTACCTCGTGCCCGGCTGAGAACATTGAGATGCGCCCGTTTGGACTAAATAGCATAGAACTAGAATTATCCGTTTTACCAACAACAAGACCATCATTTGATACTGCCATATAGTTATCGATAAAATTCCAACGCTCTGACATATCGTTTAAGTTATTTTCTAGTTTAACTACTCGTGCACTTGCATCTGCCAGAGCCTTTTCAGCTTGAGCACGATTGGCGTTGTTTGAGTTAACGAAATCTTGATAGGCTTGCTTCCATTGATCAAGTACATCGAGTGATGCTTTAGCGTCTAATTCAGCTTTAATAATAGAATTCGTTTCGTTCAGTCTGTTGAGTTGTGCTTGTGTTAGGACATCGTCAGCTTTGGTATCTATCTCGTCTCTTAAGTCATTAGGTGACGCTTGCCACGATCTATCAGTAGTACCCTCATAGCAGTCTAGTTCTGCAAAAAATAGCATAGAAGTTTTACCGTCAGTAGTGCCACTGTTATCAATGCGAATGTACCCTTCGTCGCAATCTCCAGAGTTAAATGTTAGATGCCATTTAACCGTTTGTGTGACCGATGGTGAACCTGTATGTGTTTTTAAGTTGACCACTTTAGTAAACGTCTTGTCAGTTTCATTTGCCTTCCGCCCCAGAAAATAGATAGTTAAGCCCTTGATATTACCAGTAGCGAAAGTCTGAATATTAAGAGAATAATCAGTGTTACGTTTAACAGGAAAACGTCTTGATGCAGCAGGAACTCCACCATTGGTATTGGTATTATTATTATCTAGCCTAAACAGGTTTTTTGAACCATTGTAATAAAATCCATGTGTAGCTATATGAAGATTTTTATTAGGTGTACTTTCGTCCCAATAACCCCAACCATCAAGGTCTTTTGGAAAAGCTGAGTTAGTGATTAAATTATCACCACCAACCGAAACACTGCCAGCCGTGTCACTCCAAGTATAATCAGCTGGGTTAGTGCTGTCCGCCTGATTGAAATCGGTGAACACACCTAAATATCGCTTACTTCCAGTCTGAGTTAAACTGAACCCAGTTCTACCATCGGCACTGTCTGCATAAGCAAAGTGCACGTAAGGTGTTCGTCCGTCTGCACCAGGTTTACCCGGAATCCCATCTTTACCATCGCTACCTTTCCACTTAGACCATCGATAATCTTGTGGGTTTTGGCTATCAATAGCATTGAAGTCTTGGTATATACCGATGAAAGCCTTGTTAGTATCAGTTTGACTAAAACCGCTACCAGAAATCGTGTCAGCGTAAGCTATATGGATATACTGAGTTTTACCATCATCTCCTTTAGGACCAGGTATTCCTTGCTCACCTCGAGGTCCTTGTGGGCCTTGTAATCCTTGAGGACCACGTTCGCCACGGTCACCTTTTGGTCCTGTTTCGCCCATTTTAGCTACTGAATAGCCAGTTTCACTAGTGTTGTCAGTATAATCCCAGACTGTTTTAGTCCATAGGTATTGTCCAGCAGGTACATTCGGCACTTGAGTACTCCAACCATTCGTTGGTGCTACTGTTCCAGATGTACCTGATGCGTAAGTTATGGTTGTGGTTTTGATACCAACGCCATCTTTACCCGGAAGGCCATCATTACCGTTATTACCATCTTTAGCAATATAAGTCTTTTGATACCCAGTCTCACTAGATGAGTCCGTATATGTCCAGACTGTCTTAGTCCATAGGTATTTCCCTTTAATTAAAGTTTGTGGTTGACTAGTCCAGTTAGTAGGTTGAGTAGAATCAGAATCACTTAGACCGTAAGTGATTGTGGTAGATTTCAAGCCTACCCCGTCTTTACCAGGTAAGCCGTCATTACCTCTATCTCCTTTAGGTCCTTGCGGACCTGTATCTCCTTTAGGTCCTTGTGCTCCATCTGAAACATTTAAAAAAGTAACTTCCTCTGAAGCTACTTCTTTATTATCTACCCACGCTGAGATAGTAAGTGTGGTTGGTTTTGTGATATCGCTTGCTTTGACGGTATAGGTCAGACCAGAGCTAACAATAGAGCCATCGATCACAAATCGATAGGTTGCATTAACAACCTGATTACCTCTTTTTAATGTTGGGCGTAGTGTTGACTGCCCTGTATTGTTTTTAAACAAGACACCGTTATCAGTTGAGACCATGATAGTGTACGGCCTACTGTTCTCAACCATTTGCTCAAAGACACTTCTAAGGTCTCCAGATGTCCTATTTTCAAGCTCTTTGAAGTTTCCGAAAGTGGTCTTATTGTTTGTGGGGTTGCTGAAGCTGATTTTTTGCTCAACGGCACGCGCTCTTATGTCAAGCGCTGGTGTGAATCCTTTGTCGTGGATTGTTATGGTATCCCCGATTTCTACATCTACAAAACCGTCAACCTCGTAAGTGATAGCTGGGTATGCGTGTTTGCGTAAGTTTGCAATACCTGCAGCACGGATGACGTTTGGATTATCGCTATCAACCTCGAGGTCTTTCCGAATCCATTTATTAGATTGAGTTGATACGCCAAAAGTGGACGGGTATAAGTCGGCTGCATGAGGTGCGTAGAGGCCGACACCTTCTTGTTTGAAGATAACAATACCTTCATCGTTCTTTTCCTCCCATGGTGGGAGGTTGTCAATGTATACACGTACTTCTTGCTCGCCTCCATGGGTCTCTTTCGATTTGCCATAAGGCACTACCATTGTATAGATCTCAGTTTTATCAACTTTTCTCGTCATTGACTTGATATTTTTTTCAAACGTCAGACGAATATCACCGCGAATTCGACCCACACCAGTGTGCGAATCGTCCGCTTTATGATAAACGTTCAAAACGAGCTGTTTGATAGAACTGTCGTCATTTAGCTTTGTTACAAATTCAACCTCAGCATCGAATTTATTGGCCAAACTCAAGAGCCTTGCCAGTTTTGTCTCTTGGCCCTCCCATTCAAGCGTTCTTTTCTGATCGGATATCTCATTAACGCCCAGCGATACCATTGCAAACTGCGGAATGTCAAACACATCGAGATACTCGGCAAACGACATAGGTCTATCAGCCTTGTAAGGATTCGTGTACTCATTTATCAGCTCAAGGTTTAGGTTTTCGCAATAGCAACGTATCCATCGCTCATTTTCTTCCACTTTCATGATATTGAAAAGATACGTCTGACCTTTATATTTAAAGGAAATGAAAGAGCGCTCGCTTAGTTGGTTGTAAAGCGGCTTATTCGCCGTATCGCTCAGCAACTCCTTTTTTGAAACGGTAAACTCAAACGTACTGGAAGCAGTCTCGAGGTTGCGATTCCAACTGTCATCGTAGAAGTTTAACGTTTCTTGCTTCTCGTTATCGATGAAGCCAATCTTCTGCAAATTAGCGTCGTGAATTGTTAGCAACATTATAGATATCTCTCCTCAAATTTAACAGATACAGATGGTTTAGTTGTTATCCAGCTTGAACAGTATACTTCTAATTGTGATCTTCCGGGTGGAATCGTGAGAAAGTCAGAGCCTTGCACAACATCGACAATCTTTGGAATATTATCTACAGTGACGGTATCAGTTTCACTATCTATTACCACTTTTCCACCAGCGCGGTATCTATTAGGGATATCCCTGACACCAAAAACGTAGTCTTTTCGGTAAATGAAATCATCAAGATACATGTGTGTAACAAGTGGTGCGTTGCCGACCTTACCGAAAATGACATGAATTTTATCTGATCTTTTCCCCTTGATTTCAGGGATAGAATATCTTGGGTATGACCCCCACCAATAAAATTGGACGACATCATCAAACCTCATTATATCTGACCAACCCCTTGGTTCATTAAATGGGTTGTGCTGCTCGATATGCGTCCCTAAAAAATTCTTCTTATCGACAATACGGAAACCTCCCTTGCCGTCACCGGCTAGAAAATTATATTCACAGTCTAAACCATTGTAACGTTTAAAAGTTTCGACACCATACAGAAACGTACCGCTTGCATCTGTGACACAGATTTTAAGATAACCCATTTGACTTGCAGAGCCGAGCCAAAAAATCTGACGCCACCAGAAATATTCATACAGAGCGCCTTTTTCACCGCTTGAATCCCTTGGTATGTCAAAAGTAACCGATGCTACTTGACCGCTCTGCAAAGCAATGTGAGGTCGTCCCCAAGCATTATCAATGTAAAGAGTGCCGTTTGGCTTGGTGTCTTTGACATCGTTTGAGATGCCAATGTTTTTCAATCCTTGAGATAAACCGTTAGGAATTCTGTGCTGTCCATTAGATGAAGCGTAATCGAACAATACTTCTGAATGTCTATAATCTTCTGTATTTGCTTCTAACCTATCCCCAAGCTCGCAGATACCTGTGCTATTAACTAATCCAATATAGCCATTCTCACTATTGTGCTTCACTGTAATTATTGGGTTAGCATCAACTGATCCATCGTTAACAAGGTCAAATACCATCTTGTTGTCCACTATTTTAGGGGTTTCAAAACTGCGATAGGTAGTCGAATGTGCGACTCCGTCAGGTACTAAGAATTCAATTTCAGCCTGGTCATACCAGTCAGAGATACCTTTTAAACTGACATCCCCTTTTACTATCGCTAAATAGTACCTATCTGGCTCATCAGGTAATTTCAATTCTACCGGTTTATCAGAGTGTAGCACTCTAGCCGCTTGTTCCCTTACGTGATGAAACATGTTGTAATCAATTGGAGCTGGTTCGTTTGGGTCTACGAAAGCATTACCGTTAAGTTCTCTAGTCGCTAAGCTGACAGTTAATTTTATTTTTTTAGCACCAAACGAAACTTGTTGAACGTTAACCCCAATTTTAGGGGCTGAGTCTGTAGTGATATCGCGTTCATTACCAATTTCGTGCGACACTTTGATTAATTTGAAGTAATCATTCAAATCATATCCGTTAAATTGAAACACGGCCATTATTTAATACCTCTCATACGTTTGTAACTAAAATCCTTTTCGTTTTGGTATGATACCAAATCGTCCCCTGTAGCGTATGCAAACTCCCTGCCGTCTATGTTAAGTGATAGAGGGCGCTCAATTAATCCAGTAATAACGTCCATCGCTTGCTCAAGGCGGTCCATTCTGCTGTCATCTCGGACTGCTAGATCAAAACCGCCACGGATTAAACCACCGCCAAAACCGTCAAACAAGTCATTATCTTTAAAGAGTTCTCGAGCGTCTATCGCATAGCCACTAGCCACGTCAATCATGTTCTCGATAGAGTCTCTGACGTATTTAACACTGTTGTCAATACCGACAGCCATACCTTGACCGATAAAAATACCGACTTCATCGCGGAATAATCTTGATGGTGAGTGAATCTTGGCTTTAGCTTGAGCTGCACGCTCTGCTTGAGCTACCAGGGCGTTGGCGGCAGCTGTTACTGCACCAAGAGCGGACATCATACCAGCGGCCAAACCTTGTCCAATCATTGCCCCTGCGGAACGCATAGCGCCTGCGCCTGCCATAGCGCGTGATTGTGCTGCGCTAACCAGTGCGCCCGCTGCGGCAGATACGGCCCCAGTTGCTGATTGAATTCCCTGAGCAATTCCTTGCCCTGTTTGTAGCCCGGCTTGTCTGCCCATTTGAATCATTCGTTGGCCATTAGACTGAACAGCTTGTGCCATATTCTGCATTGCTGATTGCACCTGTGAGGCCGCGCTGTTCATTGCTGAAGCAATCAATGGCGCCGATATTCCAATTCGCATGATCGCTGTTGTGGCCGTTGTAGCACTTGTTGCAACCATGCTGAATTGTGGCGGAATTGTTGAAATTGAAGCAGTCAACTGCATAATGCTCGCAATCAACACAGTAAACTGGCTAGCAATCATTGCAACTGTAGAACCAACAGTGGTGAGGCTTGCACTCATCATGGTGAATTGTGCGGCCATCATTTGAATAGATGCTCCAACCATTGTTAATTGACTGCTGAACACGGACATGATTGATCCCAGCATTGCAAATTGTGATCCAAACATTGTCACGCCCACAGCAGAAGCCAATAACTGACTGTTAACCATAGTCAACGCAGCTGTGAATGCAATGAATTGACTATTTAGCATTGTTAATGATGCACCAATCGTGATGAATTGAGCTGCCATCATAGTCAAACTTGCACCCAGTGAGGTCGAGCTTGCAACCATAGTAGTAAAACCAGTCGCTACCATAGTAAGCTGAGAGGCTAACATAGTCATGCCAGTGGTCAACATTGTCATGGACGTACTGATAAAGGTCAAGCTAGAAGACAACGCCATCGCTACTGCGCTGAACATGGTCAACCCTGCACTTGCTTGCATTAATGTAGGCACTATCATCATAATCTGAGTTTGGAAGATTGTGATAGGACCTGTGATAGCAGACAATCCAGCTAGTGATTGCATAGCTTGACTTGAGAATGTACTGAACGCAGCTGCTGCAGTAGCAAGCAAAGCTTGCAAACTACCAAATGATGATTGAATGCTTGAGATAGCAGTTGAGAATGATGTCAAACCAGATACAGCGCTAGTTGCTGATGCTGACACATTGCTCATGCCACTTCCAAGTTGAGCCATACCTGCACCAGCTTGAGCAAGACCTGCTGAGCTATCACTAATCGAACCAATACCATGAGCGACTGCCGCAAGAGATGCAGCCATGTCGGCAAGATTGGTGTTAGTGATTTTAACAACACCGTTAGCTAGCTGATTGAAACCAGCACCCGCTTTTAATGCAGCTGTACCAATTGAATTGAACACATTAGCTAAGCTATTCAATACACTACTGATTGCATTTCCTGCAGAAGTAATCACGCTTGAAATACCTTCAAATGCTGACTTGATGCCGTTTCCGATACCTTGAGCCGCTGTGCTAATTGATGTTCCGACTGATTGCACCACGCTAGCAATTCCTTGCAATGCAGCACCGATAGCGCTACCAGTAGCACTGATGATGCTTGCCACGCCACTAAGAGCCGTACTAATAGCCGTACCGATACCCATAGCGGCGGTAGCGATTGCCATCCCTGCTGCTGACACAACCGATGCAATGCCACTAAATGCAGCACTAATCACACCACCAATTGCGGTAATAATAGGCACAATTTGAGTGATTGCTGTAACAATCGCTGAAATAATTTGACTGATGACAGGTGCAAGAGTTTGAACGACTGCAATGATGGCAGAAACCACTTGACTAATGACTGGAGCCATAATCTGAACGACTGTAACAATACCTTGAATCAAGGATATGATAATAGGTGCTGAAGCTGATATAGCTTGAGCGATAGCACTGATTACCATTGCAATCTGTGGTCCAAATTGTCCGATAACTTGAGCGACTTGAACGATAGAATTCGCGATAACTGGTACGATTGCCACGATAGCGTCAGCTATAATCTGAGTTACTTTGGTGATTGTGTCACTAATTATTTGAACAATCGGAGTAATTGCATTAATAATTCCACTAATTGCATTTCCTAGAGCAGTAACAAATTTGGTGAAGGCATCAATTACTGATGGAAAAACTCCTAAAATAGAAGTCAACGCATCTCCAAATGCTGAAATGAATGGTGCTGCATTTCCTAGAGCAGTGCCGATAGCTTCAACCAATGGTGATAATCGTGCAAGTCCAGGCGCAGCTTCCCCGACTGCCTTGACGACAATTCCAAAAGCAGTACCGAATGCTTCAATGATAGTTCCTGCAGCTTTGCCAATACCTTGGACGACTGTGCTAAACGCTGAACCCAAAGCTTTTAATATCTGTGAAACGCCTTGGGATTGAGTGGCTAGCAAAGTGAATGAAGCTACGATAATAGCAATACCTGTACCGATTCCGACTGCGGCAATAGCAACGGCAGCGCCAAATGAAAGTAAGGTCGCTGGGTTCAATCCTTTAAGACCTTGTAAAGCTGATTTAAGTCCTTGGCCAAAGCCTTTAAAAGCAGTTGATAGCCCTGTTCCGATGCCTTTTGTAGCTGTTGAAATGCTAGTCCCTGTTGATTTAATGACATTGGCCATCCCACTGAATAATTGAGTGATAGTTGATTTAGAACGTTTAGCACTATTTGCAGCTTGTTCTGTTCCTTCTGCAGCGTCCTTACCAAACTTCTTGAATGGGTTTAGACTCTTGATGAAGTCCAGTCCTTTCAATGCGGCACCTAATACTGAAATGCCAGCTTTTGCAGTCATAAACCCTGCTACCATTGCCAAAATCCCACTGGTGATACCGTTGAGTACACCTTTAGGAATAGCACTTACAAAGTTAGCTATTGCTGATGCAGCTTGTGATATCCATTTAGCTAGTGTTCCAAACGCTGTACCTAAAGCTGATATGATCGTTTGGACCTCAGAGCTGTTGAATACGTCAGCAATTGATGAGCCAACTTTCTTAATAGCACCCCAGACATCCTCTAAGGCTGTTTTAAACGCCTTGAATGCTCCTGTGTCAGCGAATGAGCTGATAAAGTTGCTAACTGATTTAGTGGCAATTGTTAAGGCTCTTGAAATACCATAACCTATATCCCCTAGAGCACTACCTAGACCTTTGAATAGGTTGTTAAAGTCGATACTTTTAAACGCTAACCTTATCTGACTAGCAACGTATCTGAAAGCATTGCTAAGACCTTTTATAGCCCCGGTATTGCTGAAACCTTTCCAAAAAGCCTTCACAGCCTGACTTGCTTCTTTAACCGCTTTATCAATACCTTTGCTCAAATTGTTAGCAAAGTTAAGAATCTTACTGTCATCAATTTTGCTAAAAGCATCAATGATGTTCTCAATTCCTTTGATTGCTTTTTCGCTAAACATTTCAAAAACTGGTTGCAATTTATTTGAAACTGTTTCGTATAGACCTCCGACGGCTTCGTCTACAGATTTATACTTAGTTGCTAAGCCTTGCATGGAATTGCCAGCACGCTTGAAAGCTTCGGTGAAGTCGTCGGTCTTTATTTCTCCGTTTTGTATTTTGGTTACAAGCTCATCAAGAGACATACCCATCTCTTTAGCGACTGCAGCCATACCAGCTGGTGATTGTTCCATCATAAGCTTGAAATCTGCCCATGAAACCTTAGGTTTGGTCATCGCTTGAACCATTTGTTGACTTAAGGTTTTCATTGCTTGTTTAGGGTTTTCAGCAGAAGCGGCAAGACCACCCATAGCTTTCACCAAATCCCCAGCGTCGCTACGACCGATTGCTGCCATTTGCGAGAATGTTGTTCCCATGTCAGACGCTGAATAGATGGTTTGTGTTGCGTATTCTTGCATCGCTTTCTTAGCTGATGCAATTTCTTTTTTACCCCAACCCAATTGACTAAGGTTTCCATCGAATGTTTTCCATGCCTTTGTTGAGCTATTCAGCTCAGACATCAATCCACCGATGCCCCTTGTTAAAGTGCCTACTCCTTTGATAACTCCAGCACTGACTAAGTTAGCACCCAAAACACTTTTGAAAACCGACCCTAGTTTAGTACCAGTTTTCCCTAAATTTTCAGCGTTTCTTTGTGCTTTTCTGAGAGCGCTAGACATGCCATTGTCTTGAGCACTCAATATTGCTCGGACGGTTATATGTTTTATCTGCCATCTAGCAAGCCCCTCTCTAGTTTGTAATTAAGATTATTCTTAGCTCGTTTTAATAGTTTGCTGTTTGTGATTTTTTCGCCTAAAACTTCACGAGCTCGTTCTTTAGCGTTATAGAAGTCGTCAAATTTCTCGAAGTAATACTTCTTACCATCTTTAGTTGTGGCATTTGCCAATCGATTTAGAAATGCGAGCTGATAAATTTCTCTTTCTTTGTTTAAAAAACGCTTTTTATAAGCCTTTTGGTAGAGTCTCATCTCTTTAAGCGTCATTCTTCGAGCCTCGAGCAACGACACGCCAAAGTCAGCCATAGCATTAGTGATTAATTCCTCGTATACTTCAGCTGAATTTTGGTTATCACTCGTTGTTTCTTCTACTCTGTGGCTTCTTCCACGCGCTTCACTGTCGCTTTCGTCAATGGTTGCGTGCGTAATTCCGATAAAAAATCATCGAATAGTGAGTCTAGTCGGTCATTTTCAGCCTCTGCGATGACATAGGCTTCAATACCTTTAACAGATGGCTTCTGACGTTCTGTGATTGTTGCTGCTTGGATGATGTCGAGCAGAATTACTGGGTTCTTTTGTTGCAAGTCAACGACTGCGTGTTGTACCCCAAAACCGAACGAAACACCACCGTCTGAAACCGCGTAGCGCTTATCAAGTTCACGGATAAATTCGAAGCCGTATGTCAAAGTGTAGTCTTTATTTTCGATAGTGATTGTGTGCATTGTTTGTTTACTCCTATTTTTTTTCTAAAATAAAAAGCCAAACTTTTTTTAGTTTGGCTCAAGATAATTACATACTATTAAACACCGAGGCCTGAAGGTTGCGTAGTGTCTTGGAATGTGTATTGAATTTCTTTAATTTGGTCGCCCGTCAATGTAGCTTCACCTTCTTGTGGTTTACCTTCGATAGTCAATTCTGATTCAATTTCTACAAGGTCTTCTACATTAGCCGGTACTTTCCAGTTAGACAGACGTCCAATTGCATAGAGAGCACCGTATTTACCATTTGATTTTTTGTCAGCCAAATCAATTTCCCAAACTTCTACTTTATATCCATCAACTACTGAATTCTTTAGCATTTTATTGAGCTCATCTTTAGTACCAATAGCATTAATTGATAGTTTAGTTTCAAGGCCACCGTCGGCAACAACTGCACCGTCTTTGGTTTTGGTGCTATCTGCATCACGTGAATATTCCCATTCGTGCTCTGTTTGTAGGGCAAGTTTAGCTGCCGCTTTTTTGTCTCCAAATTTTCGGAACATCAAGATTTTATCTTTCCCCAAAAGGGCTTCTTTATTAGTATCAGCCATTTTTTCCTCCTAATTAAATAAATTTAAAATAAGTATAAATGATGAAGTGATATAGTACTTCATCTGTGCTATTATCTCGATTGCTATCAATTGACGACTTGTTGACTTCTGCTGAAAACTGCATTCCGCCAATGTTTTTGATAGCAAAAAAGCTAGACATTAACTGTCCAGCCATATCTGATAATGTTTTTCGGTCATCCACACGTCCCCAAACATGCACCGTAGACGATAAACGACCTATCAAGTGTGATTTTGTGGATTGTGGCAAGACCATTGTTTCCCCCATTACAACGAATGGGTAAGCCACGTCGTCTGGTGGCAAATATGTGTAAGTGTCATATCCTAACTCATGACTAATACGAAACATTTCATCATGAATTAATTGATCAGGTTGCTTCATGTTTCATCCAATTTTGCCATCTCTTCAACCATCTTGGGCACTACCTCTTCAAGGGCTGGTTTCATAAATGGCTGTGCCTCCATCTTACGAGTTCCTACCTCGAGATACCCTGAATAGCTAGTCAAGGCTTCGACAATCGCTTTATCACTTTCAACTTGTAGAGTAATACTTCTACGAGTAGCACCCGTTGAATAGCCTTTATTGAATTGTGCTCTTTTAACAGCAGCTTCTTTTAATTTTGAACCATACTTCCTCAAAACCTTTGAACGTTTTTCAGGAGAAGCATTTTTCATCAAAGATTGGCTCATTTCATCTAAACCGTAAAATGTAAGTGTAGCCATGTTATTTCACCACCTTGTTAGCATAGATGACGTTTAGACCAGTTAGATAGCTTCTGACAGTAACAGGTTTGTATTTGTTACCGTTATATTCAATCGTGTCAATTCCATCTTTGATAGGGCTTCTAAACCTAACGACGATGCTATTGGCATTTAACAAGTCTCCTAGTTTGGCTTGTAATTTAAGGCTAGTATCAGTCACATTACATGCTGTTGTCTTAGCTACTTCCTTACCGCCAACCATACGGCCTAAGTCTGGGTCATAGTGCTTTGTTGTCTTATCGGTATATTTTAGCACTACGGTATCGGCGTATCTCATAGAAATAGCACCTCTCCCTCTTTAGATTCACGATAATTTCCATATAAACGCTGAAGCATATTGTCGTAAGGTTTAAATTCGTTTTCATTATCGTAGTAAGACATTGAATGACCATCTACCGATTCGGATTTAGCACCTTCTGCGCCTCGACGATTGAAACGTTTAATGACACAATCCTCAAAAATGAATGCTAACTTGTCATCAATCTCTTCGACACCATACTCAGATTTGAAGTGGTTAATGACACGCTCTAACAAAATTTTAAGCAATTCATCGTCGTTAGTGTTGAGGTCAACCGATACATTTTTAATAACTTTGTCTTTATCTAACGCCATCATGCTATACCTCACTATTCAGCGGTTTTCTTAGCTCTAGTTTTCTTTTTTGACTTGTCGTCTTGTACGTACCCTAGCCCGATGAGTTCTTCAGTACGTTCGCCATCGTAAACATCACCATCAAAGTATACTTTGCCATCTGTTTTATCTTTGAACGCTTTTAGCACAACATTCATATCAGTACCTCTTAAACCCCAGGGATTACAGTAAGCATGTAAACATCGTCCAAACGTTCGAATGATGGTAATACTACCATAGATACTTTAGTTTGAACGTTAACAGGGTCAGTAGTTTTAGTAGTTGTTACTGCAATCCCGCTGTCAACGATTTCAACGTCAGCGTTAACAGTGTTATCAGCGAACAAGTCAGATTCTTCTGGAGTTGTACCGAAAACAGTGTTGCCAAGTGGTCCGTTAGGGATAAGAGTCAAGTGGCCGTCAGGGAAGAATTTAGAAACTTCACCTTTCTCGTTTCGGTAAGTACCGTTTTCGAGAACAATTTCCACACCATAATTATCAGCCACATAATTCTGAAGTTCAGCTTTAGTAACTGATGACCCATCACCTGCCAATGGTTTAATAGCTTTAACTGTAGATTCAGCCTTGCGAATAAGACCGAATGTTTTGGCATTCATGATTGCACGTTCTGGATTAAGACCAAGTTCACGCGCTGTTTCGATAGCATCTTCCAAATCTGCAAGAGGTGTAGCACTAGGTTCTGCCCAGCTCTTAGATACTTGTTTCTTATGGTCTGGTTTAACACCATAATCAATATCTTTGTTAACTCCATCGCTCGTAAATGCAATTTTACCAGTGGCAAGCACTTGCATACGCATAGCTTCAAGACGAGCGCGCGCACCATTGACAAGTGTCAAGTTATCGTTAAAAATACCCGCTACAATTGTGTTAACTAACGCTTCGTTGCCAGTGTCTTTCACAAGATTGAGTTGTTGACGGTCATTCTCCTTGACAAGCATAGCCTCTTTAAAGAATGGCATCTGTTCATCGTGTATTTCAGCACTAACACGGTCACGAATGGTTACATTCGTATCAAATGCAGCGGCTTTTAAAGCAACAGATTGACCAGAAGCACCTTTGATGTAAGACAATTTCGTTCCAAGTTGTTTGCGAGCTGGAAAAATAGACTCACCCAATGTTGAGTCAACATTTTCTTGCAACGCGTTGAAGTAACCAGCAATATTAGATGCGGTTACTTTATCATAAATAAGTCCCATGTTTTAATATTCCTCCTTTATTTTTTAGAAATAAATTTAACGAGTGGCAATGCTTTCTTGATGGTATCATCCACAGATCCACCATTGACTTTATCTTTATACACCTCACCAGCGTAGAGCACTGATACAGCGTTATCGATTGTCAAATCTACGTCATATAGAACGATTCCCTCAGGTGCAGTTTTGTTTTCCACGACAGTTTTTGTGCGGTCGTCAAAGATTGAACCGCCATTACCTGCTACAAGTGTCCCTGCTTTGATGTATTTCTTACCATCTACGGTTACACCTTGAAAAGATTTGTCTACTGTCGCTGAAACTGCTTTGTAAGGCAGTGAGCGGACAATATTCGATGTGTCGAAAATAGTTGTTGTTGACATTTAAAGATTCCTTTCTTTTTTTTAGATAAGACGAGCAGTCGTCACGTTTGTAGACTTAGCAAGTTTTGCGCCAAAATTATCTGTCTGAGTGCCGCCAATGCTTGCCGCTTTAGGCGCATTCTGGCGGATGGTAGTCTTTACTCTCTCAGCTACGGCATCGTTGAAAACTTTCTCAAATGTTCCGACCATCTTAAGAGCCTCGGCGGCGTTTCCGGCATGGCTAAACATTTCAGCCAATTCAACCGGCAACCCCTTAGAGACGAGGTCCTCCTTAACGGCCATGTTGAGTTTTTCAAGTTCAAACTCTGCCACTTGCTTCTCAAATTCTGCTTTTTGGTCTTCAAATTCCTTGCTAGCCCGCTCAGCAGCAGATAATTTTGAATAGTCTTGTTCTTTCTTTAACGCTTTAGCGATTGCCTCATTGATTCGAGTTTCTTCGCTCTTTTTCTGATTCTTCAAAGCAGTTTGGACTGCCTTGTTAACAATGCTATCCAGTTCTGACTGTGATTGCGGCGCTTTGAAGTCGCTCGGTTGATTATCATCAACGTCATGGCTTACTTCTACATCTTCGACCGTTTCGACTGTTGTGTTATCTGTTTCCATTATGTTCTCCTATCTAGTCTCATCGACAGCACACTTTCAAAGCCACGACAAGGTTAGCTACGCCCTGTCTAGTCTTATCTAGTGTATTTACCAATGAGCCACGTTAGTTTCTATTTAGGGCTTAAAATAGCCCTATGCACCATCAGAGTCTCGCTCTCTGCGGTTTCTTTAAAACATGGTGCACTATTCAACCTCAACGATTGCACATCGGCAGTATGGGTGAATAGGTGGAGCATTCGTTCCGATTTCCATGCCAGCAATTCTGACAGGATTCTTTTCTGTTTCTTTACCAATACCTTTGCAAATGTCACACGCTCTCGATTCTGGCATGAGTTTGAAATACTTAAAGCCATTCTCTTTCATGATGCTCTCCTGAGCTAACGTTTGCACTCTTGCGTGTTCTGTAATTGCCAACCGTTCAGCTTCTGTACGAGATGCATCCATATATTTTCTGATACGTCTTGCAATCGTCAAACCGTTTTCCCCTCGAATGAGAGCTCTTGTTACTTCGGTCTTTACAACTTTTCGTAACTGTTCTTGCCTTTTCCAGATACGCTCTGACCATTCAGCACCTTCAAAGTTAGCATTGACAGCAGCTTTCATATACTTTTCAAGAGTTTTACCACTTGGTACTGTCTTGTCAAGCAAGCTCTCTCTTGCAACTTCACTCTTATATCCATTCTTTAGATAATCATCGGTCAGTTTGCGTTCGCCCTCTGATAATGCTAAAAGTTCAAGTTCTAATTCTTGAATGAGCAGTTCTTGACGACCAACCGACATAGAGAAGTTATAGTCTCGAAGTTCTCTGTTAGCTTTTGGACTAAAGTCTTTGTCAGCTACATACCGTTTAGCTTTTGTTTCAAAAGCTTTGACATCAAAACTGTCTGCTTTTCGTTTAGCATCACTAACGCTTAATCCATTTTTCTTAGCGTATTTTTGGATAAAAGCATCAAGTTCTTTTCGAAGCTGTGAGAGTTGCAAGTTATATAGCGCTTCAAGTTCTTTTTTAAACTCAGCTTCACCCTTTTTGATGCTCGCTTCTCTCTCGCGTAGGGTACGCTTTGTCCAGTACGTCATTCATATACCCTCTCAAAATCGTCTGTATGCGTTTCTTTCACCTCATCTGTATATTTGCCTACATGTTCATTAAAATCGTTAGAATACCCCTTAAAATCGATTTCAGACACTTCTTTATTTATTTTGTCCAACTCTTCGTTAGGACTCTCTACCAATCCTGAAAGACTAAGTGCAGTTTCTTGCGATACTTGACCACCCAATCCTGTCAAAATAGATACTTGCTCACTTAACGATTTTGGAAGGTTTGGTGTGAATGTGATTTTCAATAGACTTTCATCAAAATCTTTAAATTCGTTAACCAAAGAACCAATACGGGCAGCAAGGCGATAGCGTCGTTTAAGCCCTTGAGTGAATTGTGATTGTGTATCAACTCTGTCTTGGTCTAGACCGAATAACTTGTATTTCAACGCCTCACCAGACGTGTTACCGCTGAAATTAGTATCTGACATGTCTGGGGTGTTAGTAAATATATGAATATCCCTGTTTAAACGTGTCTTATATGCCTCTGCACCAGACACATCGTAAGACTTCGTGAGGTATTCAGCTTTGACCGTTCCCTCTTTGCCGTCTGCTGATTTAGGAGGTTTAAGCTGCATGAGGCGCGTGCGTTTCATGTCACTAGCTTGCATACCTTTAGGCAAGGCAAGGTCGCCATAAATAGCAAGTATAGCATCTGCCATGTCGCTCATGTGGTTGGCTGTATCGGATTCTGCACTGTCATATAAGTCAATTAAGTAGAGTTCAGTCTCATAATCACCAATGCCGTCAACATTATTTAAATATTCCGTAATTGGTACTGTACCGAATGCGTGAGGTGTGATTGATATCTCTGCAAAATCATCCGAAGCGTCAAATGTGTAAATGTATTCAGATGTGTAAACTTCAACAACTTCCTTAGCACTATCTAAGAGACCGCGCTTATAGTAACGGACAGCCGCAACTGAATTATCTTCTATAGAGTTGTCATAAATTACAAACGTCTCTAGTGGGTTGAGCCTCTTGATACGCGTCTCATCGTACTCGCTACGATAGATAAGCTCATAAGCTCTACCAGTTTGAGACAAGTCTCTGATAAGCGTTCTATTGAGTGAATCTAAATCATTAATTCGACCTATTCGTTTAATTGCATCGTCATTTTGTGAGTCATCATCATTATCGTCGTATTCGACACGGATAGGATTGCCAGCTAAATAGCCTGTTTTAAATTTGCTAATCATACGACCGTAGTTGTGCACGGCTCGTTTATCAGCCATTTCGTTATCTTTACGTCTTCCAGACTTAAGAACGTCGTGGTTTTCGCCTCGAGCATAATCCATTAGCTCTTGAATTCGTGGCGCTTGTCTCAATTTATGGTGATTGATGAAATTTTTCAGCAATTCCCAATTATTAACCATGAGTTCCTCTAATCTATCAGCTCGATAGCGAATGCGTGATTCTCGATGGAATCGCAAGTTTAAAACTCGTTCCTGACCAGTGCTGTCCGTAAATAGTGTCTGTTCCATCATTTCTCCTAATTAAACATACTGAGCAAGTCATCATAGCTTGCTCGCTCTGTACTACCGATGACATAATCAGAATATATAGCGTATCTCACACTATCAAGCACGTCATCAAATTCTTTCAATGGTTCATCTTTCGTGCTATTCTCTTTCCATCGGTACTGGTATATCTCATCAAAAAAGCGGGGTACAAATCCCCGCTTAACGTATAATTTCTGTTCTTTGAATAATTTAGCGATAAGCTCGATGCCAGCCATCACTGACTTGTTAGCGTTGCTAATATCAAATCCTTCACTCTCAAATCTTGCTACGTGCTCAGGGCGGGCACTGTCAGCATAGAACGGAATGTTCCCATAGATGCCGGTCAGTTTCCTTGTTTGTTCTACCCACCAGTCTATCTCTTTAAATTGCGCCGCCACACCGTCAACGAGGTAGTAGTTGCCATCTACACCTTCACCAACTACCACGATAGAGCCGTAGTGAGTATAACCCCAGTCAATACCGCCGAAATAACGTTTCATGTCTGGCAATTCATCTACTACGTGTATCTTGCTGTCATAATCGGCATAAATAGCGCCTTCTGCAACAGTCCAACGACCTAGGATGTCTCTATCATAGAATTTACCCTTGGGCGTAGCTGCTTTGATAGATTCAATATAGCGTTTTGATAAGAACGTATTATCATCGAGCTTGAAACTAAAATCTATAATCTTGCCGTCGTTCTTGCCAATATAGTCTCGGTTAAGCCAATGGTTAGGGTTGTCTGGGTTACTGTCCCAAACTATACGAGCCCCCTCACCTGAGCACCGTGATATAATCTCCTTGAAAACAATCTCGTTTGCTAGTGATGCCTCGTTAACGTAAGCTCCGAAAGCTGTAAAACCGCGGGCACGTTTAAGACCAGAGATAGATCCAGTGTAGACTTGTACGACTTTCACACCACAAAACACGAAAGACCCATGCTTATCATACTTGGGCTCAAATCCGTATTTATTATAAAGTTCTTGCAGTATGTTGTTTTGAATCGCTGTAGACGATGTCCCCGCTAGGATATAGATAGGCTCATCTACACCCAAACAGTCAGCAATCTTTCTGACACGGCTTAACTCAGTTACGAATGTATCATTGTTAACAATCGTCTTTCCTGCTCGTTTAGCGCCGTGAAGACCACAGATAAACCAATCGTGATTCCAGATGTAATTAAGTACTTCCAACTGTCTCTTGGTATAGAGCTTACTCAAGTCCATCGCTTACAGCTCCTTTAATGATGTCAAGGAATCCAGCTATTTTCTCATCTTGGCCCTCATCGCCACCGACTTGGGCCTTGAGTTTGTCGATCTCGAGTTGCATCTTCTCAGCTTGTTTTTCAGTTGGGTAGCGTTTCATGAGTTCGCTTCCTGCCTTGATGACCTCAGAGATGGACGGGGGTTTTTTAGTCTTGACAAACTGACCTGTAGCGGCATTTAGCTCTACGACTTCTTCCATGAGTTCTTGCCTCAATATCGAAGTAAACACTTGCATAACTTCGTCTTGTTTTGCTATTTTCTTCTTCTCAAGCTCTTTCAGTCGTTCTTCGATATAAGCCTTGATTCTGTCATTTTCTAACAATTTATGAGCTCTAGTTTTAGAGTAATTTTCAGAATATCCAGCTTTAAGAGCCGCATTGTAAGCTATGCCAGAAATCAGATATTCATCCGCAAAAAGTTTTTGTCGTTGATTTAGCCCAATATGTCCACCTCCTTCGCTATGTTATTAAAAAAAGACAACCCACAAACGAGTCGTCTCCCTTTTTC